CCGTATTCTCCATCTTAGCAGACCCGCGGGCCACCTGCCACGACTTAGCTCCGTAATTGTATTGAGCTAAGAGTTGCAGCGCTCCATCCAAGTCAGAAAGCAGAGGTTTCCACCCGTACTGAAGCTCAAGCCAGTTATTGGCAAGAGATTTAGAAACGGACGGATTCCCCTTGCGGATCTGATTAGGTGGTGGAGCACGCCGTCCATCCAGAAGGTAATTGCGAGCGGAAAGGAAATCACCTTTCCTAAGCGAGCGAACTGAGCCAGTGATTCTGCGGGCAGTATTTGCCAGCATATTACCGACCAAATTCGCTTGAGCTATGTTAAGAGCGAGGTTAGAACTTGCCCCGTCCTTGACAGACGCAATCAACCGCTGTATTGCACGGTCGCGTACCATCGAACTCCAAAGGTCCGATGGGGGTCCGGGTTGTCCAATGAAAAGGCTTTGGTTTGACGTCTTTCCCCATGTACTGGAGAAACCAGTCGCTGGGGCAACTTTCGTTGCCGCATAACCAGGCCCGTCGTAGGTCTTTCGCAACGTTAAGCTATACGGATTAACCGGTAGCTCACTCTTCTTCTTCGTCTTATACCCAGGCGTGTTTACACTAGAATGCGAGCGAAAGAAACTCTCGTAACCAGGATTTACCCACTGTTGTGAGTAAGCCTGTGCGGGAGATTCAGTCGCAAGTATCCACGGTGTATTCCGTGTCACGGGGTTGGGCGGAGGAGTAGATGGTTGCTTGGGACCCTTCATTCGAAAACCCCTCTTCGGGTTTAAAACCCGAAGAAGCGCAGTAGAGCTCAATGCTAAATTGAGCATCTTCTGTGGAGTCCAACTCCCCTTTGGGGCCGAACCGGGAGAAGCCTGCCAGCCGTACGGGGCGTAAAAGCGAAAGCTACGCCAAACGTAAGGCGAACGGGTATCACCAAGGTTAGACCTCACTAGGGAGCTCACTCTTACGTGAGGACCATAGGTGAATCTACAGCCCCAACCGGATTGAGTCCGGAAAAGGCGATAGGTCCACTGTAGATCCGCCACGTAAGTGGACTTAGCCAAACTTCCAATAGGGAAATGCTCAAAACCAAGACGGACACGAAGTCGTTGCGGGCTGCCACGGAAAAGGAAGGTAAAAGAGCGAAGGTAGAAGTCCCGTAAGGGACGACTACGAACGATCTCAAC